TACAGGTATTTGAAATAGACAACTCATTAGTAAAATTTGCGGCAGAAGTAAATTCTGATAAGTTTGGACTTATGACAGTAGGTTCTAACATTGAAATTATATCTGAAACGGACTCACTAATAAAACATCCTGACCACTACCTAGTACCAGTTTGGCACTTCAAAGCTTCCATACTAAAGAATGAAAAGATACTTGACTACTTAAATTCAGGAGGGTCTTTAGTATTTCCTTTACCGGAATTTATTGTTATAACTATGGGATGTGCTGGAAATTTAGTAGAGACGAGGATTTAGAAAATGGGAATAGAGACTAAAAGCTTGGCGTTTATGATTGACCAGCTTATAACAACCGATTTAAGATGTTGGTTTGCTCAAGAAAGAATCATGGATACTAATCTATCAGAAAGTGAAAGGTTGGCTTCAGCCATTATGGCACAGGAACAAAATGCTATTCGTTCCAAGCTTATGAAAGCCATTGACGATATGACTGGTCAAGAAAATAGTATGGGTGGAAATAAAACCTATACTTACTTTGGAAATAAAAAATAATGTTCAAACACGAAATAGTAGTTAGTATGCATATCCCCAAGACGGGTGGTGTTACACTGAAGAATATTTTATCAGACGTATATGGTGAAGGTTTCTTATGGTTTACAGAGACTAACTCAGCCAGATATACTTTTGAGAGATTAAGAGGGTATTTTAAAGAAGAGCCATCAAGAGACATAAAGTGTATACACGGTCATATAGGATATGGAATTCATAAGTATTTAGAGACAATAGGAATAGGTTGCAAGTACATTCTATTTACTAGACCTATAGGGGATAGGCTTTTATCTTACTATAATTATATCATGACGGAAGCTGTCAAGTCCCACTATAATTGGGAAGACCGTTTTGGTTGGGAAGATGGTATTAGTTTTATGGACTGGCTTTCATCTTGTAAGATGGCTGACCAGGATAACAGCCTAACCAGGTTCTTATCTGGATGCGAGAATTTAAATACCGACCCTACCAAATACAGAATGTGTAGAGAGGATTATATCTTGGCTACTGAGAATAGTAAAAACTTATCATTCGTAGGCTCAATATCCAACTTCGATACTGAAATAGAAAGGCTGGCTAATACTCTTAGTTGGGAACATATTCCAAAGTACGGGAGAGATAATGCCTACCCAGACCATAGATATAGCAAAGACTTAACAAACGAGGAACTAGATTTGATAAATGAAACTCAACGATTCGATATTGCACTATATAACAATAAGTTAAAGAAGGTGACTCAATGAAAAGGGGAATGTTTATTAATACAATTAAGGCTAATTGTAGTATATATGAATCTGGTTTAATGATTTATGATGTATTGAAGTCATCAGAAGAATACACACTAGATTACGTGGAAAGCGATGCAGGGCTAACTCAATATTATAAGTATGGTACTCCGCCCTATGATTTTTGCATAGTTAATTGGCATCCGTATACACTAGCTATTCCTCAACACCTACTATTACAAATACCAGCTAAAATAGCTATAGTTGTAGAAGTTGTGCCAACACAGAGAGAGTATACCCCAATGACTCCAGACCTTTTCGATGCTTATGCTATTATAGACCCAACCAGAGAAAAGTATGGAAACTACTTCCCTCTTCCAAGACCTATTCTACGCTCGGCAACAAAACCACTACTAGATAAAGATAAACTAGTGTTGGGTAGTTTTGGTCTTTATAGTGAATCATTTAAACACGAAAAGAGATTTGGAGAAATTGTAGAAGCAGCTAACAATTCTGGTAGAGATTCCATAGTTAGAATTAATCTACCCGTACCAAAATATACTGCTACATCATTAGGAAATATCAAAGGCTACGGAGATTGGTTAAAATCCCTAGCCAAATCCAATGTAGAAGTCATAGTAACTCATGACTATATGACTAGAGATCAACTAGTGGAGTGGCTATCAGAACATAATATGAACTGTTTTCCTTATTATAGGGAACGAGCCGGATTAGCTGCAGTAACAGACCAGTCAATTTCTGCTGGAAGGGCTATTATGACTACGGAGTGTAATACCTTTAGACACTTGCACAAGTATATAAGTAATTATCCTAAACAAACTTATTTACAATTACTGGAAAGTTCAGTTAGTGGTGTAAAACAAATGCAGGAAGACTGGAGTTCAGAGAACTTTATAAAGGGATTTAACGATATGCTTAGAGAGAAGAAAATCTTATGAAGACAGTTTTAATACTAAATCATGTACATGTAGAGTGTGGAACATACCAATTCGCTCATAGAATATACGATATAGTATCTGAGTCTCACAACGTAAACTATAAGTATTTCAATGTGGATAGTAGGGAAGGATATTTATATTTGTTGAAAAGATGGGAACCGGATTATATAGTTTATAACTGGCACAAGGATAGAATAAATTGGCTCCTTGAAAGTGATATTACAGAAGATAGAAAGCACTACTTCTTTTTCCATGATGGAAGTATATTTAATAAGTATGACAAGTATATTTTCTGTGGTGAATTCCCAAATTACCCTACATCAGTTCCTAGAGAAAAAAGCGTACTGCTCCCTAGACCTATCTATAATTATGATGGTATTTATCCAGTAAATGAAGTTCCTACCATCGGTAGTTTTGGTTTCGCTACTGACCACAAAAGATTTCCAGAACTTGTAACTATGGTAAACAAAGAATTTGATAAGGCACATATTAGATTACATATTACATCTCCATACTTCGGTGTTACTGAGGGGTATAACCTCCCTAAGATTGTAGCGGAGTGTCACGCTAGTAATACAAATCCAAATGTAAAATTAACAATTACTGGCAACTTTGTAGAGGATGGTGCTATGCTAAAGTTTTTAGCGGGAAACGATATTAATGTATTTAATTATGCTTATGCGGATAATCCCGGAATTTCAAGTGCCACAGACTACGCTCTATCTGTTAAAAGACCAATAGCTATAACTAAGAATAATCTATTTAGGCATATTTCTAGTAATGATATACTATTAGAAAATAATTCTATCAAAGACATTATTAGTAAGGGACTAGCTCCGGTGGAGAGGTTCCATAAATTATGGAATACAGATACTTTCCGAGAACAGTTTGGTGGGTTATTTATATGAAAACTGTACTTATTGCCAACCACCGCCAACCTAACTGCGGAGTGATGCAGTTCGGTCTAAGAGTATGGAAACTTATACAAGATTCTCCAAATGTAAACTACGTTTATAGAGAGATGGAAACTGCACAAACCTATATAGATAGTATCAACCAGATAAAGCCGGATGTTATATTATATAACTGGCATCGTGGTACTATGGGATGGCTTATAGAAGATATGGTAAAGAACCTTCCAAACATAAAACATTATTTTATATTCCATGAGGAATTTACCAGAGTGAACTACGATAAGTACCTATTTTTTGGTGACTACGACTTCACTAAGGGTGAGAAATTTGGTGATAAAAAGGTACTTCTTCCCAGACCCCTATTAAACTATGACGGGGAATACCCTGAAAATGAAGTTCCTACAATCGGATGCTTTGGATTTGCTTTCTGGAACAAGGGCTATCATAAATTAACCAAGCTAGTAAATGACACGTTTAGCCAATCTGTATTAAATCTTCATATGCCCTATTCATTCTTTGGCGACCCACAAAGAACCCAAACTAATGAGGTTAAGAAAGAGTGTATAAGACTGGCAACCAATCCTGGAATGAAGCTAAATATTACTCATGACTTTATAGATGGTAATGGGGTATTAAAATTTCTGGCAGGAAATGACTTAAATGCGTTTATATACGATGATAATGGTGAAGGAATTTCTAGCGTTATAGACTATGCTCTTTCAGTAAGGCGACCTATAGCTATATCTGATTCTAAGATGTTTAGGCATATCTACAATAGTGATATTTTTATAGGGAAGACACCCATAGAATTTATTCTAAAGAATGGAACTAAACCACTAAAGAAATACTATGATAAATGGAACCCTGATAACTTTCAGGTAGAAATGGATAAGACTATAAATGGCGATTAATAGATTACTTACAGATAAAGATAGGGAAGAACTAAAGACTTTAATTGACGATATGTTCTCTAAACTCCCCGAAATGATGAAAAGAAAGATAAGCCTAGCCAATGTACAACAGGCGTTTGTTCTAGACACAGTTAGAAAATTGATTACTTATGAATGCAAAATTCTTAGCGTGGGGTGCTTTGAAGATACAGCATATGAGTATCTTAGGAATATTCCCAATGAAGCTAAAGCAGAGATAGTTGGAATTGACCCACAGATAAACTCTGATTTGCACTCCTATAAAGGTACGTCTGGGCTATTTGACATAGTGTTTTCTACGTCAGTACTAGAGCATGTTGAAGATGATGAAGAGTTTATAGCAGACATCTGTAGTCTTCTTAAAGTTGGGGGAGCTGGAATTCTAACTATGGATTTCAATAATGATTACGTGGTCGGAGATAAACTTCCTTATTCTGATTTAAGATTCTATACCAAGCATGACTTAGAGATTAGATTAACTAAGGTACTTAATGACAATGGGTGCGACTTAGTAGATGTCCCGGACTGGTCTGGTACAGCCGAGTTTACTCACGACGGATGCGACTACAGTTTTGCTACCTTTGTATTTAGAAAGAGATGAAATGTTCGATAAAATAATTTTCTACAATTCGTTTGGTGCAGGGGATATTTATGAGAGCAGGGAGTTTGTAAAAGAGTGGATGAAGCTAATCCCCGATAAGAAATATTACTACGCACACAGAAAGAATCCAAAGATTATTAGGGATATTACAGAGATAGAAAGTATAGAAGTAACGCCCACTATGGACTCGATGAGAGAGTCTTTTGAGCTTGACAATTGTTTGTACGTTAATACATGGATAGGAAGGGATGGGCAATATGTCCTTCCTGGAATAGGGTGTACGGTTGGTCAAACATTTCGTATGCACAATTATATTATAAGACAGTTTGGTGTAGAACTAAGTCAAAATATACGTGAGTATATACCAAAAATAGACTACACATTCTATCCAGACACTTCTAAAGTAGACTTGTTTTTTAAAGAGTCTACCTACCTAGAAAACGTCTTTATTGATAATGGACTATGCCAGTCAATGCAAGCAGAGAACTTTCCATTTGATGGTATAATCACGCAACTAGCAACTAAAAAAGCGGACTACTTATTTATTGTAACACATGACATACCAGATTCACCCACAAATGTTATTTCTTCTAGTGATATAATAAAGTCCAGCGATGGATTTGATCTAACAGAAATAGCCTATTTGAGTAGGTATTGTAAATATCTAGTAGGAAGAAACTCTGGGCCGCATGTGCATACTCAGAACTATGAAAATTGTTGTGATAGCAGTAAGAGGCTTGTCTCTATTACCCATGAGTTTTCAGGCTCATCCTTTGTAGTTAATACAAAGATTGATATGAAAAAGATTTGGTTGCCGTATACAGGAACGGAAACGCTACTTAAGGAGTTGGAGGAAATTATTTATGAATAAGACACTATTTGCTTTTGTAACATTTGGGAATTCGGAGTTTTCAAAAATTTGTGTAGACTCTGTCAGACAGACTACAGAAAGCAAGTTAGATTTTTTTACAATCCTAGGTAAACCACAGGATTTAAAATCTATGGATTGGCTTTCACAAGAGCCAGATATAAACTATAAAGTTCATCCTGTGAACAGGGGATTTCCCGCTAGTCTAAATGATATATTTGATTACGCTTGGAAAGAGAATGATTATGAATATGTAATTATAGCTGGAAATGATACAGCAGTTTATCCACATTGCATAGACTCCATGATTAGGCTAGCTGACGAGACAGACTACGAGTGCATAAATGCTCTGCAGTATGACGTAAGAGACTTAACATCAGCGTATCCAGAAACTAGAGAGTACTTTAGGGGGGATAAGAAGTTATTTTCTGCCTTCGATAAGAAGCCTTGGGAAGTGTTTAAGGAGTATAGTCCAGAGTGTAACATCACGGACATGCTACTTTCAGACATTCAAAATATGTGCTTATATAAGAAGTCAGTGTTTGAGAAGATTGGCTACACAGATGTGAACTTCTTCCCAGCCTACTTCGTTGATAACGACTACGCTAAGAGAATGGCAGAGTTCCCAATAAAGAATTGTACTCTAGGTAATGCTAGGTTCTTTCACTTCTGGAGCAGAGTACTTCATCAGGGGACTGGTGGTAGTACTAATAGATACTTCGAGAATAATGAGCAGTACTATAGAGAGAAGTGGGGTGGGTCAGTAAACTCCGAAACAGCAGACCCTAAGCCACTATTATATATTGGTTCTAGGGATAATGAAAAGCAGATTATAGATTATTGGAGAGATAAAAGATGAAAATTAACATAGTAGGAAATAAAACTAAGAAGACAGTTAGAACTATATCAGGTATTGTGGAAGTATTGTTTCCAGACGCACTAATTAGTGTTAAGGAAAAATATACATTCCCAGAGTTAAAGGACTCATTAGTTCTTGAAGCTAGTTATGATTTGATTGGTAGCACTAATAGACAGACCGGTGAAAATATTTGTAACAAGTTGAACGTTGGAGTTAGTGACTCAGTACTGAAAAGTTTATAAGTTAGGAGTTAGATGTGGCAGTAGTAGAGAAGGTTAGTCAAGAAGATTTAGTACTCTATGAGATACTTAGGAATCCAGCCCTATGTGCTGAGTTTGTATTTAACCTAGATAAAGACCCCAAGTATGAGGAGCCGTTTGAGAACACGTGGTATCAGAAGGAAACATTATGTGATTTCAATAACCACGTTTCTATGGCTACAGCTAGAGCAGTAGGTAAGACAGTTACTCTAGTATCCTTATTATACTGGGTTCTTATCTTCAAGGTTTTCCCTGGAGACTACACACTATTTGCTGTACCATCTAAGGTTCATTTACAACCTGTATGGGAAGGATTGATACGAGGTTTTAGAAACAACTCGTTTCTAAATAACTTTATTAGAAAAACAGCTGGTATTAACTCATCAGACTTTTCTATAAGTTTGCTGAATGGCTCATCCCTAATCTGTCGTATAGCTGGTCAATCTGGAACTGGTTCAAATCTAGTAGGCTTGCATACTCCATTCATCCTAACAGATGAAGCTGGATACTTTCCTTGGAACGCATTTAACGAAATGCAACCAGACCTAAACTCTTTTAC